GAGCTGCGGGAGCGGGTGAAGCCCGCGCGATCCCGCGATGCGGGCAACACGATGCTCTCGAAGGAGTTCGCGGGCGGCATCCTGATCATGACGGGCGCGAACTCGGCGGTCGGGCTTCGGTCCACCCCGGCGCGCTACATCTTCCTCGACGAGGTCGACGCCTATCCCGCCTCGGCCGACGAGGAAGGCGATCCGGTCACGCTCGCCGAGGCGCGCTCCCTGACCTTCGCCCACCGGCGCAAGGTGCTGCTGGTCTCGACGCCCACGATCCGGGGGCTGTCGCGCATCGAGCGCGAGTACGAGGCCAGCGACCAGCGTCGGTTCTTCGTGCCGTGCCCACAATGCGGCCACGCACAATGGCTGAAGTTCGACCGGCTGCGCTGGCAAAAGGGCCGCCCGGAGACGGCCGAGTATCACTGCGAGGGCTGCGACGCGGCAATCGCGGAACACCACAAGACGGCGATGCTGGAGGGCGGCGAATGGCGGGCGACCGCCACGGCCGCCGATCCGACCACGGTCGGGTATCACCTTTCGGCGCTCTATTCGCCGATCGGCTGGCTGAGCTGGGAGCGGATCGTGCGGTCATGGGAAGCAGCCCAAGGGTCGGACGAGGCGATCAAGGCGTTCCGCAACACGATCCTCGGCGAGACATGGGTCGAGACCGGGGAAGCGCCCGACTGGCAGCGGCTCTACGACCGGCGCGAACGCTGGAAATCCGGCACGGTGCCAGCAGGCGGGTTGTTCCTGACAGCCGGAGCCGACGTGCAGAAGGACCGGATCGAGGTCGATGTCTGGGCCTGGGGTCGCGGCTTGGAAAGCTGGCTCGTCGATCACGTCGTCATCGAGGGCGGGCCCGACCGGCACGACGCCTGGTCGGAGCTGACCGCGCTGCTGGACAGGTCCTGGCCGCATGAACGCCGCGCGCATCTCAGGATCGCGCGGCTCGCCATCGACACCGGCTACGAGGCCCCGGCGGTCTATTCCTGGTCGCGGGCGCAAGGCTTCGCGCAGGTGTCGCCGGTCAAGGGCGTCGAGGGGTTCAACCGCTCGAGCCCGGTGTCGGGGCCGACCTTTGTCGACGCGACCGAGGGCGGCAAACGCCTGCGGCGCGGGGCGCGGCTCTGGACCGTGGCGGTCTCGACCTTCAAGGCCGAAACCTACCGCTTCCTGCGGCTGGCACGCCCGACCGAGGAGGAGATGGCCGACGGGGCGGCGTTCCCGCCCGGCTCGGTGCACCTGCCGCACTGGGTCGAGAACGAATGGCTGAAGCAGTTCGTGGCCGAGCAGCTGGTGACGGTGCGCACCAAGCGCGGCTTCGCCCGGCTGGAATGGCAGAAGCTGCGCGAGCGCAACGAGGCGCTGGACTGCCGGGTCTATGCCCGCGCCGCCGCCTGGATCGCGGGCGCCGATCGCTGGCCCGAAGCGACATGGGCCGATCTCGAAGCGCAGCTGGGCGTGCCGAGTGGGATGGACGGCATCGCGGCGAGTCTCTAGTATGTTAGGAGGAAATGGACGGGATCGACCTATGAGAATCACCGCGGGCGCACTCACAGGCGCAATCCTTGTCAGCGCGGCTGTGGCAGTGGCAGACGAATTGCCCACAATACAAGAGGCCCTCGGCAGCCTGGATGGCACTAACGTAAGAACGAGCGGATACATCGGACGCGACCCGTCGCTGGACTGGATCAGGTTTTATACGCCAGATGGTTTGAGATTGAGAGTTGAGTTGGCGGTTGATAGACCGACCTTGGAAGCCGTCGAAGCATGCGAACACAACGGTTGGGACGCGGTGGACGGTTGCAGTGTTACCATCACGGGGGCGATCCGCGTGAAGGACGACTATTTTCAGCTGCTCGTCGATAGCGTAACTGACCTGACTCCGCTAGAGTAATTCCGTTACGCGGTTAGGCACTCGAGGGATCGCGCCCCTACGTGGGCGCGGCCCGCGGGCGACGGACGGAGGGCTGGCGCGCGCCGGGATCCTCGGCCGACACCGAGATCGGCGTGGCCGGGGCGCTGCTGCGGGACCGGATGCGCGATCTGGTTCGCAACAACCCGCATGCGGCCAAGGCCGTGGCGGTGCTGGTCAACAACATCATCGGCGCGGGTATCATGCCGCGCGCCGCCAGCGGCGACGACACCCTCGACCGGAAGGTCGATGCGCTCTTCGAGCGCTGGACGGCAGACTGCGACGCCGATGGCCAGCTCGATTTCTACGGGCTGCAGACGCTGATCTGCCGAGAGATGGTGGAGGCGGGCGAGGTGCTGGTGCGCCGCAGGCTGCGGCGCGCGAGCGACGGCCTTCCGGTCCCGCTGCAAGTGCAGGTGCTGGAGGCTGACTTCCTCGACGCCACGAAGTCTGGCGCTCTCGGCGCGGGGCGGCTGGTGCAGGGGATCGAGTTCGATCCAGTCGGCAAGCGCCGCGCCTATTGGCTGCATGCCGAACACCCGGGCGACGCCTATGGGGCCTTGCAGAACGGGTTGCAGAGCCGTCCGGTCCCGGCGACCGAGATCGCCCATGTTTACGAGAAGCAGCGCACGCAGGCGCGCGGCGTTCCCTGGGGCGCGCCGGTGATCCGCAGCTTGCGCGATCTCGACGACTACGAGGTGGCCGAACTGGTCCGCAAGAAGACCGAGGCCTGCGTGACCGCCATCGTCTTCGGCGATGATGAGGCGCAGCAGGGCATCGCGCCCTCGGTGGTCGATGCCGACGGCAACCGGGTGGAGCAGTTCGAGCCGGGGCTGATCGCCTATGCGCGCGGCGGCAAGGACATCCGGTTCAACCAGCCGTCGGCGACGGGCGGTTACGGCGAATACAAGCGCGCCAGCCTGCACACGATCTCGGCCGGGTTCCGGGTGCCCTACGAGCTGCTGACCGGGGACCTGTCCCAGGTGAACTATTCCTCGATCCGGGCGGGGCTGGTCGAGTTCCGCCGCCAGATCGACGCCGTGCAGTGGCAGTTGTTCATCCCGATGTTCTGCGCGCCAGTGTGGCGCTGGTTCACCGAGGCCGCATGGGCCGCAGGCCAGATCCCGTCACCGACCGTGCCGGTCGAATGGTCGCCGCCGAAGTTCGAGGCGGTCGATCCGCAGAAGGACGCGATGGCGAACCTGCTGTCGATCCGCTCAGGCACCATGACGCTGGCCGAGGTGATCGCGAAACAGGGCCGCAACCCCGACGCGGTGCTGGCCGAGATCGCCGCGACCAACGCCAAGCTCGACGCGCTGGGGCTGGTGCTCGACAGCGACCCGCGCCGCGTCACCAAGACCGGTAGCGCACAGAGCAGCGACGCGGCGACCGATCCGGCCGCCGACGACACCATTGCCGACGACCCGGCCGCCGACGCGGATACAGACCCGGCGCAGGCCGACCAACAGGACTGACCTTCATGGACACGATGATCGAACTGCCGGCCATGCGCCGGTCGGCGGAGCTTGCGCCGAACACCGCCGATGCCGACAGCCGCACCGTCGAGGTGGTCTGGTCGGCCGGGGCCCGCGTCCGCCGCGCGACCTTCTTCGGCGAGCCCTATGACGAGGAGCTGAGCCTCGACCCCGCCCATGTCCGGCTCGACCGGCTGAACGCGGGCGCGCCGTTCCTGAAGGTGCACGAGCTCGACACGCTCGACGCGGTGATCGGCTCGGTCGTGCCGGGCTCGGCCCGGATCGAGAACGGCCGCGGCATCGCGCTCGTGCGGATCAGCGAGCGCGCCGATGTCGAGCCGATCTGGCGCGACATCCAGGCCGGGCACATCCGCGCGGTGTCCATCGGCTATCAGGTCCACCGCTTCGAGGTCTCGAAACCCGAGGCCGCACGCGAACTCTGGCGGGCGGTGGACTGGACCCCCTTCGAGGTCTCCGCCGTCGCGGTCGGTGCCGATCCCGCCGCGGGCTTCCGCGCCCAGCATCCCCTTCACGACTGCGTCCTTCACCGCCGGGACGCCCCTTCCACCACGAAAGGACCGATCCCGATGACTGAGCAGACACAGACCCCGGCGAGCGACGCCGCGACCCCCGCCACCCCCCAGCCGACCGCGCCGGTCGAAACCGAGGACACCGCCATGACCGAGCCGAAACCGGCTGCGCCCGACCCGAAGGTCGCCGCCAGCGAGACGCGCAACCAGCCGAAGACACGGGCAACGCCCGCGCCCGACACCGAGGCGGTCGTCACCCGCGCTCGCGAGGCCGAGCGCGACCGCGTCTCCACCATCTACGATCTGGCCGGGCGGCTGAACCTCGAGCGCAGCTTTGCCGAGGATCTGGTGAAACGCGGCGTCAGCGTCGACGAGTCCCGCCGCCTGATCCTCGACCAGGTCGCGGCAAAGTCGGACGAGACCCGGACCTTCCCGCACGTCTCTGTCCCCCTCGGCGGTCGGGACGAGCGCATCACCCGCCGCGACGCGGTGGCGAACGCGCTGCTGCACCGCTACAGCCCGACGCTGTTCCAACTGGAGGACGCCGCGCGCCAGTATCGCGGCATGACGCTGCTGGAACTGGCCCGTGAAAGCCTCGGCAATGCCGGGGTGAACACGCGGGGCCTCTCGCGCGACGAGGTGGCGACGCGCGCGCTGCACTCGACCTCGGACTTCCCCGAGATCCTGTCGGCCGTCACCAACAAGACGCTGCGGCAGGGCGAGCCATTGTCCGCCATTGGTCCGAGGACAATGGCGAGCGAGGCCTATCCCCGCACCTTCATGCTGTTCTGCCGCCAGGTGCTCGCCACCGACTTCAAGGCGATGCACCGGGTCCAGCTCGGCGAGGCCCCGCAGCTGCTGGAGGTCGGCGAGAGCGGCGAGTTCAAGCGCGGCACGCTGGGCGAGAGCAAGGAGAGCTACAAGGTCAAGACCTATGGCCGGGTCGTCGCGATCACCCGCCAGACGCTGATCAACGACGATCTCGACGCCTTTACCCGGATCCCGGCGATGTACGGCAATTCCATCGCACAGCTGGAGTCGGACGTGGTCTGGGGCATCATCACCGCCAACCCGGCGATGGCCGACGGCAACGCGCTGTTCCACACCACGCACAAGAACCTCGCAGGCACCGGAGCGGCGCTCGATGTGAGCAGCGTCGGTGCGGCACGCGCGGCGATGGCGAAGCAGACGGGGCTCGACAAGAAGACGGTGCTGAACGTCCGCCCGGCCTTCCTGATCGTGCCCGCATCGCTGGAACTGAAGGCCGAGCAGCTGGTCGCGCAGAACCTCGTGCCCGCCGCGACCTCCAGCGTGGTGCCGCAGTCGATCCGCACGCTGGCGCCGATCAGCGAGCCCCGGCTCGACGCCGCCAGCGAGACCGCCTGGTATCTGGCGGCCAGCCCGAACCAGATCGACACCATCGAGTACGCCTATCTCGAGGGCCAGCAGGGCGCCTACATCGAGACGCGCAACGGCTTCGACGTGGACGGCGTCGAGATCAAGTGCCGCCTCGACTTCGGCGCCAAGGCCATCGACTGGCGCGGCCTCTACAAGAACCCGGGCGCGTAAAGCACCCATCCTGAACACACGGGCGGTCCTGACGGGCCGCCCTTCGTCTTTCCACAAGGATCCCCGTCATGAAAAACTTCGTCCAGCCCGGCAATACCATCACCCTGACCGCGCCCTACGCCGTCGCCTCCGGCGATGGCCTGCTCGTCGGCTCCATCTTCGGCATCGCCGCCGGAACGGCTGCCCTCGGCGAGCCTGTCGAGACGGCGCTCGTCGGCGTCTTCGACATCACCAAGGTCGGCTCCCAAGCCTGGACCGTCGGCGCCAAGTTGTATTGGGACGACACCAACAAGCGCTGCACCACGGTGGCGACCGATAACACTCTCATCGGCGTGGCCGTCGAGGCGGTGGCGAGCGGTGCGGGCGATACAATCGGCCGGGTCCGCCTGAACGCGACGTTCTGATGAGCGCCTTCGCCGCCGCCGTCGGCGCACTCTTCGCCGATCCGAACATCGGCCGGGACGCGGTCTACATCGCCGACGGCGGCGCGCCCATGCTGGTGCGCGTCGTCGCCCGGCGTGCCGATGCCGTTACCGACTTCGGCGATGCGCGGCTCTGGTCCGAGACCAACCGGATCGACCTGCGCGCCGCCGAGGTGGCGAACCCGCGCCCCGGCGACAGGATCGAGATAGCTGGCGGGGCATTCCTTATTCAGGGCGAGCCTATTCGCGACCGCGAGCGGCTGGTCTGGACCGTCGATCTGAGGCCGGCGTGAAACTCGGCATCAACATAGTCGGGGACATTGCCAGCCTGCTCGACGCCGAGGCGAAGGCAGGCGAGAAGGCTGTCAGCGCCGCGATGCGGATGGCCGGGACGGGTCTCAAGGACGCCTGGCGCACACAGATCACAGGCGCAGGGCTCGGGGCCCGTCTGGCGCGGACCATCCGCTCCGAGCAGTTCCCGAAAGGCAGACCCAGCCTCAACGCGGCCGCGCTGGTCTGGTCGAAGGCTCCGGTGATCGTCGGCGCGCATGACACCGGCCCGCTGATCCGCTCGAAGAACGGGTTCTGGCTGGCGATCCCGCTGCCCGCGGCGGGCAAGTCCCTGCGTGGCGGCCGGATCACGCCCGGCGAATGGGAACGGCGACGCGGTCTGCGCCTGCGCTTCGTCTATCGCCGCACCGGCCCGAGCCTGCTGGTCGCGGAGGGACGGCTGAACACGAAGGGTCAGGCGGTAGTGTCCCGCTCGAAGACCGGGCGCGGAAAGGTCACCGCGCCGATCTTCCTGCTGGTGCCGCAGGTCAAGCTGCC